GTTCTGTAGGCGTTTTCAGGGTCTTTAATCGGTTAAGGATGCCGCGAGCGCTATCTTCAAAGTCAATATAAAAGACTGTGTTGCCAGCGACTAACTCTTGTCTTACTGCCTCTAGCGCAACCCACGTCTTTCCTGATTCTGATTCCCCAAAGATGGCATTGATTTTGCCTGGATATAAAATAAAGTTTCCATCTTCTCTTTTAAGCATCGTTGGCTGGACATCGGCTTCAAGTTCATAATCACCAATTTCCTTTGGTATCCAAGATGAATCAGCAATGACATTGCCTTCTTCATCGTGCATCTGCACCCCTGATGGGTTGTAATCAGGGACGTTCAAGGCTTGCAATTCTTTAGATTCACCATAACCTAATTGACGCAGGGCTTTGGCTGATGCTTTGAAATCACCTTGATGTTCAATCAGGGCGTAGGCAGCAAACTTTGAATATGAAGTCTCTGATTCAAATACTGATGATGTTGTAAAACAATAGAACTTGTCGGTGCCAGCGTGATTGGTGGTGGCACTGACCCCTTCGCTCTTACCAGGTCTGCGCCAGGCGGTGACACCATCGCGGGTTGTATAGACCTTGGTCCAACCTAACGGTTCCAGAATCTGTGGCCAGGAGACTTTGCGATTGTAGTCATCACCTGGTGTCAGTGGTCCTTCTGGTTTTGTTTTAATTTCCTCGGCGATGTATTCGGCTTTTGGAATCTCATCAAACATTGCAAACAAGTGATGAAGAGCGTCGCGTTCTTCCCTAGTGATGGTGGGGATGGACGCAGGCCCGCCGATAAGCATTGTCCACGCTCCGCCTGACGGATGGCAGGAGCCATTCGTCGGAGCCACAATCACAAAGCCGCCTTCGCCTCTTGTTTCGGCTAAGACATCAATGTTGCCATTTTCTCCAGGGCGCCTGGCAAGTTTAGTATTGCCTGGAACTTCGCCATCAATGCGATAAAGCCAGTGAATACCGCCAGAAGGCGTTGTCTCCACATATCCTGCATTGAGTTTGTTCCATAAGTATTCAAGGCCAGAGTTCTTTGCAATCTCTGCAATATCTAAATGCATCTTGGCTGCTACTGCTCTGCCTTCAAGTTCTAACATCTCTAAGTTGCCAGAGACTTTCCCGCAAATGACACCGACACCTTGCGCATCTGAAAACCAACGCATCAACTCATCGGTTGTTGGTCTGCGCTCTTGATATTGCTTCCAAGTATCAAGTCCTGGCCTCTTGCTTCCATCCGTTGCAACTGGCACTACTGAAATGCCAGTGTTGGCAAGTTGCAGCGCTCTAAGCAAGATGTCAGATTTCATATTGACCACCATCCCCGAATCGTTCCCCCTAGTGGGCAGATATTCCAATCTGCCTTTCCGTCTCTAATCCATTGCTTATGAAGTTCTATTTGAAACTCAAAATCCGTTTCGTGGGTGTCACGGCCACAGTCAGGGCATATTGCAACTCCAATGGTTTCGAAGATATGGCGACAAGGCTTCTCTTCCTTCAACTCTTGACGGGTCATTGTTACTCCATATCGGCCAAAGGCCCATTGATTTGTCATAATCTTCGCCAAAAGTGTTGGCTTCAACAATAATTCTGTTGGGTGGTGCCCAATAAAAAGGCTTTCTAGTTAAATCAACCCTGCGCCATTGTCCGACTTCAATTTCTTGATTTGCCTCTAAGTCAAGCCAAGGATGAATGCTAATCAAGGCAAATTTAGAACCACTTGCTTTGATGTTATCAAGCGCCTTATTTATTTCAAGCAAAGGCAAATGAATAAAACAATCGCGCACAATAATTAAATCAACCTGTGGCAATTTATCCTTGCAAATATCAATAACTCTAAATTGAACGGTTTTACTTGCAAATTTATCTTGATTTTGGGCAATTAAAGGTTCAACTATATCTCCACCAATGTAAGTGATACCCGACAAATTCACATCGCGCATCCAATTCCAATCACCACAAGGCACATCAAGAATACTTTTTATCTGATAAAACTTAAGCAACGCTTCAAGTTCTTTAATCAAAAAACGAGTTTGTGACCTATCACTACCTGGACCTGAAAGAGATTCGCTACCTTGCCAAAAGTTAGTTTTGTAATAATTAGTAAAAAGTTCTTGGCTCATTACCTGTTCCTTTCTTTATAGTGATGGCTTGCGTGGAACTGGTGGAATCGAACCACCACACATCTTTGACCCCGATGACGTGTCCCCCAGGCGTTCCGTCTTGGTTGGAAACGGAAGGGAAACCAACCAAGATTCTATTTATACTGGTTTTGCTCCTAGTTGCCCAAGTAGCGCTAGAACTTCAGGCGATAGATTGTTTGGGTCAACAGGCGCAGGCGCAGGCGTTGCGTCTGGCTTTGCTCCCGCACTGCCAAGATAGGCATTTGCCTTTGCTAATGCTGTTGCATCACCTGTGGCGTCAATGAGAATCCACGGTGCCGACTTGCCAGGCTTGGCAGTTCCTTGTCCAATACGGGCAAGAACCTTCTGACCTGTTTTACTCTTGAGAGCATTGCGTAATGCGACATTGAACCAAAGAAGAGATGAATGCTCCTTGTTGGTATCAAGGTCAATGATGTTCACTTCGATTGCTTCTGCTTCTCCGTGAACTGTTGGAATACCTGTCTTGTATTCCATAGGTGAGATGATAAGCAAGTGATTCGCTAGGTCAGCGACTTTTACGATGTCACTTGTGTTGTTACTTGGTGCGACGAAGGCCATTCCCCCGACTCCATTTCTGTTAGTTGTTTTCTCTAACTCTATTCATTGCATCTTCTTCATTGTTTTTTACAATGTCGTTGATTGTATATTCATTATCAAATACTGCGATGTAATCTTCTGGCAACTCATCTTCTGTTACTAGCAGACAGATGTAGGCATCACCACGGATGCCAAGGCATCTTGCAACTAAGCGCAAAACTAAGGCTTGAAATCTATTCATTGAAGAGATTATCAATTTAGGCTTGGGTGTCACCGTTGCATCCTTTCGCTAAATCTTTGCTAAATGGTATGAAGTATGGACACCAATTACAGTTCCTCGATGGCGCTGCTGGTATCACATTGAGCATTGTTGGATTGGCTTCTACATCTACCGTTGAAAGTAGCGTGTAAAGGTCATCAATGCGTGACAAGGCTTTCAATGCAACGCTCTCATCGTAGTCAAAGAGTTCGCAGTGCATATCTTCTAAAGCCCCTGATGTTGGCAGATAGACCAGACCGACCTTGTTGACGGTAGCACCTGATTGGGCTTTGCCGTAACCATAAAGTTGAATCTGCACCTGCTGCTGAATCGTCGCACCTTCACTGCGACGTTCTTTCAACTGATTAAATCCGACAGTTTTCCAATCCAGGACAATGCCACGGATGCTGTCAAATAAGTCAACAGTTCCCGATAAGTTGGAACGAATCACAACCCGCTGCTCAACTTCGTAGCCTTCGATTTTGCCAAAGACTTCAGCCAAGTATGCGTGGATTGCAATGCCGACTTGGGCTGCCCAAGAGGAAGAGCCGCTTTCATTTGGCTTCTCCCAATCAAGCAGTTTGTAAGCCAACCTGCGTGAACATTCGTGTCCAATCTCTGAAGGACCGATGGCAATTTGCTTGCTTCTCGGCGACCAGGTTCCAGCCTGCACAATCAATTCTTTCAATTGTTGCGCAACTTGTTGACCTGGTGAAGATATTGATGCAAATGTCATTCGTCATCCTCATCTTCCCAGATTTCTTCATCTGGAATTGACGGTGTGATTGGACTTATCCAAGGATTGTTGATGCTCATTAATTATCAATCAAAGAGAATCTGCGAGTTTGTTGAATTACTTCAAGCATCTCGATAACTTGTGGTGGCAAGATTTCTCTAGCGCGTTTGGTATCAAAGCGCTTAGATTCAATCTGGGTCCATCGGATGACGGTTTGCCCATTGTGAACCGCTTCCTCGCAATCGCCCAGAGCAGTCTCCAGGCGAGAGCGAGCAATATCGGCAACTTCTTGCCATTCTTTAATCTTGGCCAAGGCTTCTCGGTATTGCTTTAGCCATTGAGCAGTGTTGTCATCTAAGACAACAACACCTTTTTCTATTTGCATTGACATAGTTACCCCCTAGTCATTTTTTAGTACCAATTATGGCGCTGGAAGTGAATCCAGGCATTGCACGGCGTTAAATGCCGACGATGGATATACGCCAAGGTTGCTACAGTTTGAGCGACACCAGCCTCGGAATGTTTCATCCCAAGACCCTTATATGTTCCGCGAAGCAACTGCCCAATTCCACGGGCGCTGCTCTTAGGATTCTTGGCCTTGGGATTCCAAGCGGATTCCTTACCGACCAATTTTGTAAAACAGGCGAACTGTTTTTTTGTTAGCAATTCCCGCGCTATCTCCTTGGCATTGACCTGCATTAGTGCTGGCCTCTCCTTGTAGATGACGGTGGCGGGTATTGCTGGCTGTGGTGCAAAGGCAGCGTTGACCAATAGTGATGTCATTGCTGAAACCCCGATGATAATGGCGATTCCCCGCCACGTTTTTCGTCTGTTAGTTGTGATTGGATTTCTCCTTCCAATTTCACACCAGCACGCTTGAGAACAGTCGTTACATACGAATGCTCAAGATGAAGTGCTGCTGCGATTTCTTTTGGTGTGCAACCCGACCCGAACATCACACGGACCTTTTCCGCATAGTTGGCGCGTGGAGCATTCGCATAACGTGCGTTAAGCATTCGCTTGCGTTGCTCTGGCGTGAAACCCGCCCATATTCCATAGGGGATTTCGTTGTCGAGTGCATAGTCCAAGCACTCCTTTCGTTCGATACAGCCATCACACATCTTGCGGATGGCAGGGAGCGACGTTCGCTCTTGTGCGCGTGATTCTGGAAAGAAGATATTTGAATCTTCAATCTCTTTGCATTTGGCTCTTGGCAAGTTGGGGATGATGGGAATGAATTCAAAAAAATTCACAACCTCTCCTTCAGCCAGGAATCCAAATCCTGAACCACGAAAGCCTTCTCGATGGAAGAATTCCTGCGCTTGATGATTACAAACGCAGGTGGCGTCTCATCTAAATTACGCGCTTTGGCGTAGTTCTTAGATTCAACAACCGCTTCTTCCCAGAAGGCAGGTAAAGAAATGGATTTGCGGTTCTTCAACTCAAGGATATGAGTCTTGCCCGCGATGATGGCAACAATGTCGCCTTCATCCTTCTGACCCGAAAGTCGCAAACGTTCTGCATTGATACCGTGAGAACGCAACCACTTGAGAACTCCCAGTTCGAAAGCAGCACCTTTACGACCATTCGGGTTGGCCATTACTTTACCAACTCTAGTTTTGCGGGCTTCTTGTTCATCGCCCGATATTCTTTCACAATCATAATCAGTTGCTCCGCCAGGGTCAGCGCCTCTGCCTCTGTCAATTTTGCAATCTTGCAAATGACATCGGGCATTCCAGCACGGACTTTATCAAGGCGACTTGCAGCATCTAAATGCTTGAGAGCATCAACACTGGCAAATTCTTTAAGTCCTGCAAGGTCAATTAGATTCACCTGGTCAGTGACATCTTCTAACAGGTCTAGGTTGGCATCGCGCTCTTCAAGGTAGATGGCAAATTCCCCATCCCCTGTGGCGTGGACGCTAAAGAGTGGCTCTCTATGTCTCATTTGCGCTCCAATGCCTGCTGCATCTTCTTCTGGCTAGAATCCCATTCCTGGGCCTGCTTGATGGCCTCATCTAGCGGGCTGGCGTCGTATCGTAGAACGGCCAGGATAACCCCTAGAATCCCCGCTAAAGCCCCAATAATGACTATCTGGTCCATATGGACCCCCTTTCGTTTGGCCTAAGTATGCACCCAGGCACTGACAGCCTATGGGCGACACGCCGATAAGGTCAATTCTGGGTTGTATGGACAATCGTATGGACATCTGCTGTAATTGACCTATGGGGAAAGGCCCCAGGAAACGGAAGAAGAAAATGAGAAAAGCAACATACGCAACAGAACTTGGCAAGTGCTATGCAAAAACTTCAGATGGTCACATTCGTGCTTACAAAAATGGCGGATTGTTTCGTCTTTATCTTGTAAGCCGCGAATTGATTTGGAATGACGACAATACAGATTTCACATTCAGCAATCGTTTAGAAGCAGTTGCAACAGATATTCATATTCGCGACATTGATAATTTTGAAATGGCAGTTTATGAACTTCAGTGCGAACTCAATTCTCTTGCAAAGGTAGGTGCATAATGTTACACGAAGCACCAGTTTATAATTCAATGCATCGAGTTTTTGCAACTAATTACAAAACTATGCAAAACACAAAAACTATCGGCTGGAGAACACCTTGTTCTTGTGGCTTAGTAATTGTTACAAATTCTAATAGCAAAAAAGCACATCAATTAAAAGTTCAAAAACACACAATGGGGGCAAAATAATGCTAATAGAAACTCCAAAAACAATTACAAAAACCACATTACAACTATCAACAGGCGATGTGATTCTGACTGGCAATATGTTTGATGGCTTTGATAGTTACACAATCATAGATTTACAACCAGCGCACCAGCCACGTCGAATGGTGATAACAATTCAATTCAAGCACGGCGGAACTTGTGATTTGATGCGAGGTAAGAACGCACATTGGCCAGTAATTACAATGGAAGAGGCAAAATAATGAATAACTTTTTCAAGGTTACTGGTTATCGTATAACTAGAAAATCGGCTCGCAATTACACGCACGCCGTTGTGTATAGAAATCTCATTACCCAAGAAGTTGGCGCGACTTTTCACGCCTCAAAAGAATTGGCAGATAAAAACGGTAAAGCCTTGGCAAAACGTTCCCACCTTGAACTTGTTGAAATCTGCCCTATTGAGAAGGTGTGTGCATAATGCTAGACCTACTCTTTGGAATGCACCTTGGCGGCTGGAAAGCGTATGTCCAGTTTTGGTTCTGGACAGGTCTTGCTTTGATTATCGTTCTACGTTGGATGAAAAGGAATATGCGATGAGCGCAATGGGCAATTACTACTTAACTCTGCAAACCGATGCAATTGATTATCTTGCCGAGCAAGGCATTGATAAAGAATCACTTTGGGATGTTTCAGAAGATAGTTATCACTTTGTTGTGGCCCTTGCTGAGATGCACCGCAATGATGTCAGCATTGAAACCATCAAGCGCATTATGAGTAAGGCGCATCTATGAGCGCAATGAAGAATCTATTTATCGAACTGACAACAGCGATGGAACACACTGCTAAAAAACTTACAGAAGCAACCGAGTCAGGCGATGCCGACATTATGGAAGCGACTTGCAATGTATCAATTGAATTCTTGCAAATCTGCGCCGATGCTTTTGCCCAGGTTCGCCAAGGGTCCAGCAATGGAAATTAGAAGATGCCCTAAATGCCATCAGATTGACTGGCAGCAAGGTTTTCACATCCCGTGCAACTGTAACCGAAAGGAAAAGAAATGAAGAAGATTCGTTCCGTCCGCGTCAGCGATTCGCTCTGGCAGAAGGTAAAAGCCAAAGCCAAGGGAGAAGATAAAACTGTCAGTGAAGTAATTACTAACGCGCTGCGAGACTATGTAAAACCTTAGCAATAAAAGAAAAATCCCCTACACAGGAAAGGTGTCTGTGTAGGGGTTTTTCCTATCGCTAGGGGTAAAAACTATTGTTTATCTTGATTGCGTTTTATCTCGGCAAGTTCGGCGGCAATACTTGCATATGCTGCCAAATCCACGAAAGTGTCATCTTTTGAGTATTCAAAGTTTTGTTGCAGTCTGGCAATCTTCACCAGCGCCATACATATTGCAACCTGCATTGGCGATACTTCTGTCCCAAGGTATGCAGACCACAAGACTGCAATTCTTCTATGGTTCTCATAAGGTGCGCCATAATCTTCTTGACGGTCACCATACATCAGCCCTTCGGCTGCTGCTAAGATTTCTTTGCGCTTCATATTCCCCCCTTGATAGGTTGCGAAAGTTAGCACACCTTTAGACTAATCTGAAGCCTATGGCAAACATTGCAATGCTCTGGTTCGGCAATCCTATGACTGGCATCCAGCGCCTGTCTATACGCTCATTTCTCAACCACGGCCACAGCGTGACAATTTTCACCTATGGCACGATTGAGGCACCTGATGGTGTCACCTTTAGGGATGCAGGGGAATTCATTGCCGAAGATAAACTTTTTTTAAGTCACGATAGTTATGCCGCTTTCAGCGACATCTTTCGTTATCGCTTACTTGCCAAAGAAGATTTTATTTGGGCAGATGCCGATACGATATGTCTCAAGCCTGACTGGAACTTTGGCGATTATATCTTGAGTTTTCAAGAGCCATATAAGGTCACAAATAATGTTCTAGCCTATCCAGCCAATTCAAGCCTTGCTCAATTTCTAAAGCAAGAAGCAATCTATGAAGAGAACAAAGCGTATGACAATCTTGGGCCAGTTTTGCTCACTAGGATGATTGCAGAGTTAGGTCTTGGAGCATACGTTCTACCGCAAAAAACTTTCAATCCTTTGCATTGGACTGAGTACTCTGCGCCTTATGATGCAGGAATGACCGAAGAAGTTTTAAGCAAGTGCAAAGACTCCCACGCTATTTCTTTATCTAATTATCTATTAAAGTTTTACGGCTTTGACCGCGAAAACTTCCCCGTCGGTAGCGCAATTGCCTACTGGAATCAAATGTTCAAATAATAAAATCTTGGTAATTCATCAAAGTTTTGCGGATGTCTGAGATACCAATAGTTTGAGTCACAATTGATGGATAAGCCATATAGGTCTTGATATTTGGGTGCATTAGGCCATACATCACATCAATTGGATGTTCTTCATTAAGACTGCAAGCAATCAAGTCATCAAAGATTTCAGCCTTAGCGCCGTAAGCGTGAGTTGTAATGTTTCCGTGAGTCAGTCGCAACTCTTCAATGCCAACATCAATGATGGAGTAAGGCCAAGAGCCTAGATAAAGCATCTGCCAGTCATCAGGCAAGACTTGGGTTATGCGTTCAAAGGCTTGATTAAAATTAGGTTTGAATTCAGCATCATCTTCAAAAATAAATAAACGCTTAACGCCGTCAGCCTTGGCATCGACCAAGGCATTGTGATGGCTACGCGAACACGCTTTCGCCCCGTCAATGCCTAAAACCTGGGCATCAATTGCGCTATATCTAACGAAATCAATACCCAGGTCATTTACTTGACTTTCAAATTGTCTTAAACGGTCTATTCGACGGTCTAAGTTAATAACTACGATGCGGTCAAAGTAGTTATTGATGTGCATTAGTCCTCTAGGTCCTCAAGTTCGGTGTAAAGCGCTTCTTCAGTTTTCTTATCCTCAACACGTTGAGCATACTCACCAAGACCAAGAGCAGATAAAACAAATGCAACTGCTGCCTCGGTTGGCATCTCTGGTGAGATGGCTGAAACTAGCAGAGCAACTGCCGATGAGATAAAGGCTGCAATGCGAGCAGGATTGTTATGAATAAATGTTTTCAACTTTTCCATTCTTACTCCTTGAACTTAGGTCTGCCAAATCCCACGATTGAGACTGGCTCCTGACGCTTCACTTTGAAACGACGGGTTTTTTTATAGGTGCGGGTCTTAAAGACAACCATACCGCCATTTCGCTGGTCGCCTTTCAAATCTCCTGAAGTATTGCCTTCAATTGTATGGACGATGCCCTTGCGAGCCTCTACGCCGATGACGATGCCGATGTGGGAGATACGCTCAACGCCATCACCTGGGAAGTCAAAGAAGGCAAGGTCGCCTGGCTCTGGCGTGGCGGTGGCGGCGTCCTGCCATTGCTTGCGCGATTGGAATGACTGCGCCCCTGCCGATGTCAAGATGACATTGGGGATAACTAGGCCGACCTTCTTGGCGCACCACATAATGAAACTGCCACACCAAGGCAGATAGTTAGCGCCCATTGCTTTGCCAAATTTTGTCTCATTGTCTTTGGGTCCTTCAATATAACCAACTTCGGCCCAGGCTACTTGAATAAATCTGTCGCGTTGATTCACTTGCGGCTGCGCTTTTGTTTTGTTAACAATAAAACATAAATCTCATCAACGCGCTCTTCTAGGCGATTAACTTGGTCTTTTAGGCTGGTGCCAGAGTTTGGTTTTAGTTCTGCTAGGTAATGTTGAACTAACCATTTAACACCAATGGCAAATGAGCCAACAAGGGTGCTAACGGCAACTGCGATGGTTGCGATGTCTGCTGGTGTCATCGGTGCTTTTCTCCTTCAGCAAGACCTGCATTTCAAACAGGTCTATATGGTCGTCAATTGTTCGGTATATCGGAAAGATTAGGTTTGCTGAGTTCATTTTCCAACTTCTTTATCTTGGCTGCCAAGATTGCATTTTCTTGAGCCATTACCCCTATTTGCTGACGCATCGCTGCCAATATCTCATTGACATCTAGTTGTTCATCCATTTATTCCCCCTTGAGTGTTTGAACTTGTTTGTAAAGGTCTTGAATCAATGCCAACATCGCTGGCACTATCATTCTATCGTTCCACGATTCAACATCGCCATCTTCATAATCAGCAGCAATAGGATAAACAGCATCTACCTCTTCTGCAATAAAGCCAGGGATAAGGGTGCCAAAGCGAGAATCTGATTCTGAAAGATAATCTTCTCGGTAAGTAAAGGCTCGAACTGGCAGGTCTAATAATCTCTTTGGGTCTAACTCATCAATATCGCGCAAAGCAGTAATGTTCTCTTTATATCGCTGGCTTGAAGCGGTGCTTCGGGTAACACGGCCAAGGGTGACAGTTACACGGCCATTGGCGGCGTCGCTGACGGTTGTGTGATTTGGCGTAAATAAGTCGCGGTTTGCGGTTACATCGTTGCTTGCAGTGATGCTATCTATAACAGACAAAGGTCCACTAAATTTGGTAGTGTTTCCAGTATTTGTTTCAAGCGTAGAAAATACGGCTTTGCCATTAGAATCAATATAGTTTCCAATTGAGGCAATTTCAAGTTTGGTTGATGAAATAGTCCAACCACCAATGACCAAAGTGTTAAGCGAGTTAATTTGTGTAGCAGTAATAGTAGTGGCAGCAATTTGGCTTGCAGTAATCGTTCCAGCCGCGATTTGGCTTGCAGTAATTGTGTTAGCGGCTATTTGAGAAGCAGTAATTGTGTTAGCGGCAATTTGAGTGGCAGTAATCGTTCCAGCCGCGATTTGGGTGGCAGTAATTGTATTAGTTGCAATGTTGCTTGCGGTAATTGTGCCAGCAACAATTTTGCTTCCAGTAATTGATGCTGCCGCAATTCGGTCAGCATTAAGTGTGCCAGTAGAAATGTTGCCAGCATTTAGATTGGAAACTGTGATAACTGAAGCGTCAATTGTTCCAGCAGTAATTTTATTGGCCGACAAAGAAGCAAGTGCATTGTCTCCTAAAGTAAAAGAAGAAAAAGCGCCGCCTGTGTAGCGATAGAACTTGTTGTCATCATCTGTGTCAAACCAAAGGTCGCCTTCAGCAAAGGGTCCAGCGGTTGGCATAGTGGTTTGTCTATAAACTTTGTTCTTGCCATCAGCAGTAGTTTGTGCTGCCGTTGCTGCTGATGCTGCAGCGGCGATGGCGGTGTCTTGCACGCTGACCCAAGCGGTACCACTGTAGTAATACTGTTTATTACCATCATTAGTATCAAACCAAATGTCGCCTTCTTTTAGGTCATTTGGTGGGTCAGTTGGTGCATCATTCTGATAATAAACAATAGCGCCAGAATTCAAAACAATCTCATCAATAGTATTGGCAAGACCATCGGGAGTATCTGGAACTAGAGGCACAACAGATGTCACAACAAAATCGCCAGTCTGTGTGACAGTAACTGGCGTGTTAGTAATCTGTGGACATAATGGCATTGCCTACCCCTAAATTGTTATTGAGTAAGGATTGATGGGCGATGTATGAAATGAAACCTTCCAGTCATCATTGGTAATTTTGTGATTCATTCCTTCAATAACAAGGTTATATGAGAGGCTTCGTGCATCAACAGTTAGGCGCTTAACACTTACCTGGTCGCCAATCTCGCAGGCTAGAAAATCAGGATACAAAGTGTCAAGATTCAAAGCGCTAAAATCAACTTGCTTGGCATATGTTGTAGGCGTTGCTTGCTGGCGTGATTGATACAGGGCTAAATTAGTGCCGCTAGTTTCGCTCAAGATAGGTGCATCAAATACTTTGGAAACCAAGCCAAAAGAAGTTTTGCTTGGATTGTAAGTTGATGTGACTTTTGCACTAGCACCACGGTCCACAATTGCTTGATTTACAACATAATAAGCGCCTGGGTCAACAACCAATCCTTGATAAAGAACTGAGTTGGCATCGCCTTGGTCTGAGAAAAGTAATTGAGTAGGACGGGAGAATTTGTCAGATAATGGCACCAGCGTGGCGACGCCGCTGCGAGAGATATAAAAACGACCCGCAATGGCATTCACAGCCTGGTTAATCATAGTGAGACAAGATTTACTTTGAATAGTCTTTTGCATCGTGACAGTGCCTGTCAGTGAGCGAGAACCGCCACTTGGCCAACCAGCATAATCAAGCATTCGCCCTACGCGGGTTGCGGCTGTCTCTTCGAAATCTAACGCAGCCAAGACAGGGGCTTCAACTTCGGCAATGAAGGCAAGACCATCGTGAAAGGTCATCGTTACAGTTGGATAATGACCTTGGTTGACAATGCTAGATTCTAAATAGCCTTGATAAAGAGTGTAGGCAGTAGCAGACCAAGTTGCCTGTATGCGCATCTGCAAGCCAGCCTTTAGGTTTGGCGAGTAGGTACCTGATGTGTTGTCTGGGTCATAATTGCCTGAATAATTATTGAACACAATGCTTGCAATGCCTGATTGATTTAGAACATCGTATTGTTTCAATCCACGGCGAATGTTAGTTTCAAGAACATCTGTTGCAGTAACTGATGTCCAAGTGGAACTGATATAAAATTGAACTGCAATTGAAGGTGCAGTCACCCCATCGTATTTTGCCACTATCTTGTCCTATGTAAAATGTTTATTGCGCCTGCGCGTTTAGCAAGTTGATTTTGCTTATTGGTAATGTCCACAACATAATCATCGGCAGTTCCGTGTGGCGTGGTTATACTCACTGAGATATTTGGCGTGCCTGAATTGATGATTGAGTTGCCACTAGCAGAGCCATCGCCTTGCGCTGCTAGAGATACAGTTGGTGAGTTGGCAATACGTTCTTGACGGTTCAAGTTTTTCTTAATTGCCTTAGCAGTTGCTTCTGCTTCAATTTCGCCAGTCATCAAAGTTAAGCCATACTTTTGAAGCATTTTGTTAATAATCTTTTGCTCAATAGTAAGTTCTTTTGTCTTTGCGTTGTTAAGTTTGTTTTGAGATTTCAATAAAGCGTCCATCACTGATTGCATATTTGCATCAATTGTTGGCGTCTTTATATTCTCTGACTTGAAGCCTTTTAGACCAGCAATATCAGAAGCGCCAGGAGCCCCTTGGTAGCCAGCAAGTCCTGCTTCAGTTTGTGCTTTTTTGCTTCTTGCATTATTGCCCGCAACTTTCAATCCAGTAACCAAGGCAACGCCGCCGACAGCAACTAAGGCTGCTGCTGTTGAGGCTAATGAAGCGCCGCCCGTGGCAAAGGCCGTTGCAATAGCGGCGCCACCAGCGGCAGTTCGCAGTGCCACAAACGCGGCTGTGAGTTTGCCTATTACAGTTGCAAAAGCCGCGATGCGACCAACTACAAACATTCCTGCAATCAATTTAGCCATTGCTTCAATCAATCCCATATTGTTTGAAACAAATGTTACGAATGTGACGAATAATCCTATGAGTTTGACGGCAGCATCACTAGCAGATGTGAATGCTTCTACTAACCTTGTGCCATTAGTTGCAATAAATGCCTCTAATTGTGGCAAAACTTTTGTTTGAATTGTTTGAGCAAATTTTTCAAGAACGGGCAATAGTTTATAGCCAACTTCTTCAAGAATCTCTCCAAAGCGAATGCGCAAGATTGATAAACGAAACTCTAATGTGTTGGCTCGCGTTGCGGCTGAGCCTTTTGTTATTGCTTCAACTTCTTCGAAGATTTTAACTAAATCTTTTGATTTTAGAGTAGTTAGGTCAATGCCTTTAACTAAATTTTGCAAACCACGGAAATTGCCTTGTAAGGCTTTTGTAATTGCATTTGTTGCCGTGCTTAAATCAACTTGCGCAAATGCTGATACATCTAAGGCAGTTCCAAGTAAGCCTTGAGCAGCACTGACTGAGCCAGTTACTGCCGCTAATTTTGCCAAACTTGGCCTTAATTCATCATCGGTGACACCGACTTGAAGTTGCAGATTAGAAATGTAACTTTCAACCGATGCAATTGCAGCATTGGTTGCGCCTGTAGTGTTTTTTAGGCTGTTAGCAAGAAGGGCTTGGCTTTTTTGGTCTGCCATTGCAGCCTGCACTGCATCCTTGCCAATTTTTAGAGCAAAAGCGGCGGCAGCGCCTGCTGCAATCCCAAACGCCTTTGCGCTTTTCTTTGCAAAAGCATCAAATTGTTTGCCAAGTTTGTTGATGTCTTTATTGGCAGCCTTGGAACCTTTGTCAGAGTATTGAGTGAGGATTCGGGCTACTACTGCACCAATCGCCATCTTATGCCTGCTCTCTGTTCAAATGTTTTTGCAATTCTGCTTTTGCTTCGTCTAATGCTTGTTTTACATTTGCTTCAATTTTAGCGCGGTCTTTATCAACAACCCGCCATATCAAACGCGAAGCAGGTTTGAATCTGGCTGACAATGTGCGCATAAACTGTGCGCCTTGGCTTCTACCAGACGAGCCGCCTGATTTTCTGCCAGCAATTTCAAAGATAGCACCAGCGGCTGATTTATTTATCAACGCACCAGCACTGGTTGTGTAATCGCGTCTGACTTTGCCTTGTGCCTTACTTTTACGAATCCCTGCAATAACTGTTCCAGTATTCCAGGCAGGCCAGCCAGCGCCACCACGCGAACTCCTTTGCGGGTTGGCGGCGTCATAAGTCCGCCAACCGCTCATTGGAGTATCTGTTTTGCCATTACTAATGCCACGCGCAATGCCGTGAGCATCGCGTTCGGCATTGGCGAGTTCGGTGTTAATAACTTTATTGAATTTGCGAACAGCGGATTTATCAAATTGTTTTAAGGCATCAAGAGTTTCCTTGATACCTGTTAGAACAACTACTTCATCCGCCATTTTTCTTTGCCCGCTCTTTCAAATAAATTCCAATTGCTTCAATGATACCTTCAGGGGCATCAAGCAAATCAATTGGTGAAATGCCTGTCTCCACCGCAATTGCCGCTATCGTGTAAGTTAGGCTTTCGCGGTGGATTCGAAATTTGGGTCTGCATCCAATTCAGCGCTCAAAATTGTATCCAGATATTCAGGACCAAATGGTTTGACCACCACTCCATTGACTTGTTGTGCTTTCCAAGCAAGCCAGTAGATGTGTTCAATTTTTTGTTCTTCCCCAATTAATTTGGGTAGTCCTTTACCAAAGTTCTGTTCAAAAGCCACGATGATGCGTGGAGTCAGTTTATATGCTGACTCATTGCCATCAACGGTTTTTACTTTTATTGCTAATCCATCCATCTTATTTCCCCCTTATATTGTTAGGATGTTGCTTTTGTAATTGCTCCAGAGATAGGCCAGGATGCAGAGACACTGGCTAATTCGCCAATGCTGCCTGATACTGATTGCCATTCTGTAATCAACGCTGAGAATGTGTATTTTGGATTGGTTGTAGATACTGCTGCGCTGGTTGGACGAATCTCCATCGCAACTGCTGTACCAATTTTGGTAGTTGAATCGCTTGGATAAATCAATGTTTCAAGAGCGCCAGAAGCGAAGTCCTGGTTAAATTCCAAAACTACTTGATTATCACGGAGCCCAGCCACACGCGTTCTGGAAGTTGAACCCATTGAAGTGGTTTCCACGACATCTAGTGTCGAAGATAATGTCACCGAAGTGACGTATTGTGAGATGTCGGTGCTTGCAAGCACGACATATGCATCAGTTAAAACAAGGCGGGCCATTAGTTATACTCCTTTTGTAATTGCGCCTGAAATTGGCCAGGTCACGGATGCCGTGGCCAATTCTCCCACACTGCCTGACAACTCTTGCCATTCTGAGACAAGCGCTGAAAAACTTAGAGAGGGATTGCTTGCAGATACTGCATCACTTGTTGGCTTCACAACCACAGTGGTTAGTGTGCCAAGTAGTGGGTAAATTGTTTGCTCAACCGAGGATGTTGCAAAATCCTGGTGGAACTCTAGTGTCACCGAATTATCGGCAAGGCCCGCAACGCGGGTACGGCCAGCAGCAATTGTTGAACTAAATGCACTGGTATCAACTACATCCTCGGACGTCGAAATCGTGACGCTTGCAATATGGTCAGATAAATTTACTGAATTTATCACGACTGACACATCTGTTAAGACTATGCGTGCCATTATTTGGTTTCTCCTTCTTGTGTCGGTACTGCTTTTGCGGTTTGTGCTGACACAAGATGACCACCTGCGACTAACGCCGCAACATTGCATCCTGCTTCAAGCAGTTCTTTTTCTGTTATTGCTTCGCCTTTTTTCTTCAAGGCAAAACTGTCAGAATTTACTGTGTATCCCATTTATTCTCCTTGGCCCCATACGGTGATTCGATAGCGATAAGATATGAATTCCACATCTCCAGCCATAAAAGTTCCAGATTCGGCTGAAGTAACACGCAAGGTGTTGCAGGCGCCACCAAGAGTCAAATCTGACTCAATGGCTGCCTTAATGGAATAGTCTCCAGAACCTTGCAGGTACTTATCTAAGTTATCCTGCGCCGAACGCTCTGAGTGGCGTTGAACAATGACATAAACATCAACATTGGCTTGGTCTAAACCACGGGAGTTGTTTAAGTCAAAAGTGAAATCTAATTGACCAACAACTGCTGCTGGCGGTTGTGGCAGGTCTGGAATTAAATCATAACAACGCAGACCTTTGATGGTTTGAAGATTCTTTTTAAGACCATCACGGACGGAACTGGGTTTCATTTTGCCATCCAGGAAACTTTACGGAATGGACGAAGTAGAACTTCAACATCTGGGTCTAATCGAGAACCTAGACGAACAGTTCCAATCTCTGGACTGCCAGCAATCCCGAAAGGTGATTGACGGCGCACAAAGAGTCTTGATGCTTGAATCTTGGTTGCCATTTGAACTTCATTTGGAATTGCAGACCAACCCCAAACTGCTTTGACTCTTACTGATTGTGGCAAGTTGTAAGGAAAGATGTATGCACCAATGGCAAGCAATCTAGTCCAAGGCCATCCACGGCGAGGGTTATTCACAGGCTCAACCATATAATCAGAAGTTGCCCACACGGTTGTGTATAACTGATTGAAATTATCATCTGTGGCAATTTCACTGATGTAATAGGTGTCATCAATGTTGGTTGTCCACCAATCTTGGGCAGTGTAATAACGTGTTACTGGAGCAGCAGTAGTTCCATCTTTGTAAAAGAATCTGCCTGTGTAGTCATCAACCATCCTGCTTGCAGCCATAATTGCTGCTTCCAGTGAAGTATCATCTTGGATGTCATCAATCCCCAGAGATGTTTTCAGGTCTGACAATGTGCAGTAGGCGTTTGTTAGTGCCACGCTTTTTCCTCTTCTCTGCCTTTGGTGCAATTGCCCGTTCTAAATCGGGCGTTGCGGTTGCGGTTTCTTTCCGCCAAAACTTTATTCTTTCCACGATAGGTGGTGTCTTTCATCTAGCCAATAAGATTTTTGATGTGGCAAAATGGCTCCTGTGTGAACGTGTATCGGGAAGCCTAATTGTCTTACACGGCGTGAAAACAGCAAATCTTCGCTAATCCAGTTGCCATCAATTGGACCATCCCAAAACCAACACCAATCTTTGCCTTGATTTGGGTCGGCTTCTTCACGCATTTTTTCAAGCACATTTCGGTGAATCAAGAGACATCCAGTCCCGCAAGCATCAATTTGAAATACTGAATTCGGGTCATATTTGAATAAAGGCAAAAAGCCTTCTGGTGCATCTTGAAAAATTGCTGGCACTGGCTTTGGGTATAAATGTTTGTGTGCATCAAATGCTGCAAAGACTAGCGCGGAAACAACTGGTCGCTCTTTATCGTGAGCGGTTTGAATAAGTAAATCAAATGCTTCTGTGGAAAGTTGTTCATCCACATCAATCATCAACAACCAATCAGAATCGGTGTTCTCTAAGAATGCTTTCACTACGCGATTGCGCATTTTGGAAAGTAATCCAGAGCCTTTGATTCTGACGAATGGCCCTAGTCTGTCACGGCGGTCTTGGCAAAGTTGAAACATTCGATATGCCCACGCCGCATTGACGGTGCCTGGGTCGCAGGCGCCGATTGAAACTTTGTGTCCTGTTTTCATTGAATCCCCCGATTCATTATGAAGCGTAGGAGCAGGCAAGTCGGGGGATTCCCACCTGCTCCTACACAACTATTTATTTATTCCTTCAGACTAGAAGGTTGGTGCTGTCAAGCCAGTTCCGCTGATGATTGAAGCGGCTTTTGCATATCTCTGAGCAGTGAAGGCAGAGAACCCATAAACAACTGTCTTGATGGTTAGGCTGCCTGGGGCAGTTGCATCAAAACGGAGTGAGAATGGTGAACCTGGTTGCTCCCATAGGTGCATTTCGCGAGCATCAACAAGATAAATTTCATCTTGGTTGGTTGCTGCGCCGTAGGTTGTTCCCACGTTTGCATCTGTGATGATTGGCAGACCAAGTAGTTGATAACCTGAGTTTGCGTACTGAGCAACGCCTGCGCCAGTTGATACTGCATTCTGTGGTGCGCCAGCGGCAGGAACTACCAATGGACGACCTGAAGAATCAGTTGCGGCTAACAAAAATGCTAGGCGTCTTGGGTGTAAAATCCAGTGAGTTGGTGTTGTGAACACATTGCTTTGTATAGATTGCAGTGCGTCGGCCAACTTTGGATAAAGTAGCGCAACTGTAGGAGCAGTTGAAGTGAAAGTAACTGCAGTTCCACCAGCGTTGCGGATACCTGTGAACTGACCATTGCTGCCAGAACCATTTAGGACCTGAGCATCAAGAGTTGTGTGCCAAGAACGGATTAGGTCAGCAACAACAAATGTGTCAATGCCTGTTCCTCTTTCAATCGCCTGGCGACTTAGGTCTTGCTGTCCAGCAATCGTTCTTACAGGAACACTGAGCAGTGTATCGTCAGCGTCTGTTTCGGAAACAGCAGTGTTCTGTGTCTCCTGAATTGCTGTTGATGTACCTGTGGTCATACGGCTGATTTCTAGCGACATACCAGCGGCAGGAAGTGCCATCTTGTTTGTTGCGAAGTCAGCAGTTGGGCGACCTGCGCGAGCAAGAGGTGCTGCTAGGTCAACTAGATATTGTGGAACAACAAGTCCAGCGAAGTTTGATGTATCAACATCGCGACGCTCAACTGATTCTTCCTTCATATGACGTGCTAGGCGCTCTTGTGCGCTGTAATCGCCACGAACTTGTGCATTGAATGCATCACGGACGAATGAAGTTCCGTTGTCTGGGCGGTATGTACGCTCTTCGCGTACGATTGAAGTTGAAACCTTTGGTAGTGCTTCTGCAACAACAGAACGTGCTTCTGCTGCCTTTGCATCTGCAACTGCCTGAGCAGTTAACTTCTCAATTTTTGCATCGAGCGAGCGTGATTCTTCAACGAGGGCATCAACCTTTTCGGTTTCCTCTGCTGTGAGGTCGGTGCGGTTCTCGGCGGCTACTGCCTCAAGAACTGCATCCATTTCAGCCTTCACTGCATCACGGCGCTCAATCACTTTGTCAACATATGACATTGTTTGAGTTCTCCTTGTGAGTGTTTGTAAGGTTCCGAGGTGGTGGCGATGATAATTCACGGCGCTTGCGGGTGTGAGTCTCGCTCCGACTTCGTAATCTGCTCGAATGAGCAGAAATCTATTTTGTGTTTTCTACCAATGCTTTTGCTAGGCGCAAAGAAATCTTGCGTGCTGCTTCTTCGCTTGGTTCTGGTAATGGGTCAATCGAAGTTAGCGTTGATGCCTTGTGGCCAACAAGAGTATCTGTTGCAACATAGCCATCGCGTAGTTCGCGATATAAGCGAATCAAAACGGCTGGGTCATCTTCTTCAGCATTGATTGAAAAATCTGTTTCTGGAACCTGCAATGTGCCTTCGCGCACAACGCGCACGATGCGGCCACGGGCGGTGCCACCTGATGAATCCCACGAAACGAAATCGCCAACAACATCAACGGCGCGAAGAGAATCATCTTCAATTTCTTCATCATCGTATGAGGCATCGTCGTCATCTTCATCTTGCATATCTAATAATTCAGATAAATAGTCACGCAAGGCTTTGATGGAATCCTCATCTAACTTGCGACCTTCTTTGATGGCATCCAAAGCGTGAGCAATCTTCTGTCTGGCTTCAACTGTAGTAGTTGGATAGGCAGGGTAGGTGACAACTGAGACATCGCCATCGGCAAGTGATACTTCGGTCAATGTGCGCTCGCTCTTATCTTTGTTCCAATTTTGACGGATAACACGGAAAGCAAAACTCATCTGGTCAACATCGCCGCGTTCAACAAGAGTATAAATGTCACGGGCTTCTTGGGTATCTGCAAGTTCTGCATCAAAGCGAAGGCCACGGTCATCTTCGACTAAATTCAATGTTCCATTCTTGGTGCGAGCCAAAGGCAAACCTTCGTGGTTGATAAGAAGTCTGACATCTGGCATTTCAGTTAAAGTCTTGCGAAATGCACCAGGTGCGATTCTCTCTTTGAATGGTAGTGGCACGCTAGCGTCATTGAAAACTGCTGCATACCCCGACAAACGCATCACGCCATCTTCTGTTTGGCGTGCTTCGACATCCTGCACCACATATGTGCGGCGTTCTATCTTTTTCATTTTGCTCCTTGAATCGGCTTCAGCATCTAGTGCATCAATTTTGCGTTGCGCCCAATTTTGCGTTCTATCACTGAAGTTGGAATCGCCGCCCCATAAAAGCCAGGCAACTAATCCTGCTCCTGGATATTCAGCGTGCGAAGGGTCACTGTTCTTTGGTGCTTGCCCATCAACTTGATGACGGGCAAACCAAGGTGCCATTTTGCGAACCTTGTTTTCTGTAATTCTTCCTGATGCCATCTCGCGTGCTTCACGCTTTGTGCCATCAGTCAAACCATCTCCCCCAAAGCCTTCTCTTAGATATTTCAAACCGCGCTCTGCGTTAGCACGAATGAAAGAAGGTGCAGTCAAATCAACTTGTCTTGAGCCTTCTTCTGCTTGCCATACGTTGCAATAGTAAGCGCCATCAACATAATCATTCCAACGCTCACACCAAGCCTTTGTTCCTTCTTCGTTTTGTTTTGCTTCATTATAGAAGAAGCAATTTCCACAAGCGCGACCTTCAGGCACATCGTCAGCAAGTGCTGGTCGGTAATTATCAGGCAAAGCCCGTTTTGCTACTTCTCCACCTGGTTCCATATCTTCTGAAATTGAAATTGCAATCATCTGGTCAATTGCATCTTGCTTTGTGCTATGACAACCAATAGTTGTATATGAACCATCTGCTTCTTCTTTTACTGCCGCCCATCCATTACAATCACTTTGATTCTCTGAAATGTAATAAGGCATTACTCAACCTCATAAACTGCTTCAGGAGATGCAGGGTCAATTGTTGAAACTGCTTGCAATTGAGTTGATGGAACACCAGTGTGTTTGATTGATGGCATATCAAGTGCCTTTAGAACTGCCTGTGGGTCAAAACCAACTTGAACAAGTTGAGCAATGATTTCAGCGCGAAGTTTCATTCCAACTTCAGGAGCATCAGCAGCATCAATGTTCTGTAATGGCACACGATGTTGGTCGCCTGCTTCGCCTAGTGGTGATAAATCTTCAACTGCGCGAACATCATTTAGTGAAAGGAATCCTTCGCGAAGTCCTTTGGTGTAAGCATCGTAGCGTTCAATTGTTGTGCCACGAAGCAAGGCATCAAGATTAAACTTGATGAATCCATCTGGCTCTGGAAGTAATGGTGAAAGTGCTTGTTCAATTCGCTCTAAGAGTGGGCGTAATGAATGTTGCACGAATGATAAATTCTGCGCTTCAACCGATGCAAATGACATCGCGCCAGCAACAGGGTGGCCCAGTAGCGAGACAGGAACGCGGAATAGGCGGGCTATTTCCTCAACCCCGAAGCGTCTGACTTCAAGCAACTGGGCATCGGCGGCGTTTAGTGTGAGCGGCTTGAAAGACGCTCCACCAGTTAACACGCCGATTTTGCCCGCTCTATATGGGCCAGTGTGCGTGATATTCCAATCGCGAGCAAGGTCTGAAACCTGCTCTTCTGTCATATCACCTGGCGCTTCAATAACGCCACCAGGATTGGCAGCATTGCCGAAATATGAAGCAGCATAAACTTCAGCGGCCATTGCAGAACCAAGAGTTACACGGGCTGCACCAATTGGGCCAAGACCTAGAAGTTGTCCAGGAAGTCTAAAGAGTGGGATGTGAACAATTTGGTTTGCATCAAGATTAAATGAGAAGTTGCCGACAGCATCACGAACACGATAACGAACAGGCTCGCCTGGTATTGGGCGCTCGACTAAAACATCGCGTGGATTCAAGCAATACAGTTCAACAACATCGCCTAATTCATCCATAACTTTAAGAATAAAGGCGTTGCCTTCTAGGTTAAGTGAAGCAATGATTTGTTCATAAAATTCAAGGCGTGTTGTCTCTGGATTTGGACTATTTACCCAAGTTGGAGTTTCGCCATAAACATTTACATATGAAATACGGTTGCGACCACGGCGAACATAAGCGCCTAGTGGCAATGATGAGATTGTATCGCCAAGCAAACGAACGCAGGCATATACGGTTGACATACGAATTGCAGTTTCAGAATTAACATCAACGCCTGCTGGCGATGCGTATGCTGGTCTGCCTGGAATCAGTGGTTCTACAAATTGATTCTGCGCTCGCTTTTCACCTGCTGCGCGAAGTCTTTTAGATAGACTCATTGCCTGCCTTTTCTGTTCTTAATTGATACCAACCGCCATCCCAAAGGGTTAGCAGTTTGCGGAAGTAATCTTCGTACTCTTTGGCGATAACATCTAGCGCATATCGGCCAATAGAATGTTCTCTAATTTTCTTTCGGTCTAGCGTTTTAACGTTTTCGGCTGCATCCATAAACTCTTGCAGCGTTCTGCAACGGTAGCCTGTCAGACCGTTTATGTTGTTCTCTGTAAATGCGCCCCAGTCGGTTGTGATAGTAGGCGTGCCACAGGCTTGGGCTTCAATAACTACATTTCCAAATGGTTCAATGTAGAGAGTTGGGGCAAAAGTTGCGATTGCCCCGCCCATAAGTTCTGCCCGCTGCTCTGGCCCTACTGAGCCAACAAATTCGCCATATCCTTTTTGTTCGCCAGGTCCTGCCAAGATAAGTCTTTTGCCTAAGCGCTCGCAAACTTCTTGCGCAATCTTGAATCCTTTGCGCTCAATCAGGCGGCCAATGAATAAGTAATAATCGCCGTCGCCTTTGCCAAGTGGGAACATCTCTGGTTCTAAATAACCAGGAATAACTGCATCAAAGAATTGACCATCAACTGTGGTCGGATTCTTCCATCCTGCATAGATGGAGTGCATCCAAGCGTAGGATTCAAAGACTCGATATTTGCTAAAGACCCCGCCATAGCCAACGCCAAACTCCACAGATATATGGTTGGGGTAAGCATCGGCAATTGGCTTATGTGCGCTCCCACCAATTAGGCAGATGAAATCTTGCGCTTGCAAGTGGCTCTGCATCAGCCTAATCACATTGGCGTTAAAGATTTGCCAGTGCGCAGCGTTGGTGTCGAAACTTGCCTGTGTGTAGTGGCTGTTGCCTACCGCCTCGGCACGGCGTTCTTCTGAGATGCAAGTGATGAGTTTGGTAACTGGCGCATCTACTTGCTCTCCAGCGTATAAATAAACTTCGTGACCAAGGTTGGTCATCATCATACAAAAGCGCCTGACCTTTTCGGTGAAGGCGCATCCTGCAAACTCTTTTGTAACCTGCGTATGTGGCAATGCCACAACGTGAAATCTCATTCATCCCCCGATGTTTAGATTGTTTGAATTAGTTAAGAATAGGCACTATCCCTCAAGATTATGCTAGAAGCAGTTTCGCTTCATCGGCACTTATGCCTAGTTTTTCCAAAAGAGCCTCTTTTGCTGCTGCCTTTTCTTGCTTCTTAATTTGCTCGGCTTTGGCATTTGCCAAATCTTTTTGGTGTTGTGCCAATTCTGCTGGCGTCATATCTCTTTCAATTATTTCGCCAGTTTCAGTGTTGTGAATAACTATTGTTGTCATTATTTAACTCCATATAGAACATAAGAGCCGCCAGAGAAATTGCTGCCATTTTGTGTAAATAAAGTAATGCTAGTTATTGCCGCAGAACCATTAAAATTCCCATTCACCATAAATTGTGTGTCATAAGTATTGGTCTGGTCTCTGACAATTGTTCTAATATCTATTGTTTTTTTATGACTTGTATTTGCGTAGTCCGCAAAAGTTATTCCGCAAAATGTATTTCTATCCGCATCTTCTTTGCCGTCATCACCTGCGGCAAATAAGCGGTCTCTAATACCATCACAACTAACTGCGGCAGTATTTTCAGCCGATTGGAAGATTCCAATCCAGCCATAACTACTGCCTGTATCTTCATTTACTCTTATACACAAATAATCATCTGCTGCAAAATAAAAATCTCTAACATATAAAACCAAATCCACATAACTACCAGAAATACTGCTTAAAGTCACTGTGTTTGCAGCAGGTAAATTGGCCGCAGCAATTGAAGTCATACCACCAGCAGCAGGAGCAGCCCACTTCAAGCCTGTCGTTTCAACACTATCCGCTACAAGTGTGTGGCCGTTGGTGCCGACGGCTAGGCGGGCAGCAGCATCGGCACCAGTGCCAACTATTAAATCGCCCTTGGCGTCAATAACTTTTGGTTTAGTGTTCTGGGCGTTATCCGCCAAATCTCTTGCTTTAGTCATTGACTACCTCTTTCCAAGTTAGTTCTTCTTCGTTCCAATACCACATACCTTCTAAAGGCATAGGTATTGGCGGTTGCCAATCAAAATTCTCATCTAGTGACCAAGATGGATAAGGCTGCGGCGCTATAAACACATCTGCTACTGAGTCATAGGTATAACCTATGCCAGCGTATTGCTTGCGGATATTGCCATTGTATGAAGTTTGCTTCCAAAATGAATAATTATGTAATAAAGTAAGAAATTGAATTCCAGATATTTCTTCATTTCCTAAATCAAGCGCATCGTTAGCAACGCAATGAACTGCAATTACTAAATTATTTTCATCTAATTTTGCAAAATGTGCCATTAGATTGTAATACTCCCATCGCCAGTCCAAACATAATAAGTATATCCACCAGACACTGTTCTTGTTGGTGAACCAGTTGTTGATACAGCAGTATAAGTTCCAGCAGTACGAAAAATAACAATACCGCTGCCGCCATTCCCACCAGCGGCGTTAATAGTTGAACCATTATCGGAGCCTCCGCCTCCGCCACCACCTGTATTGGTAGTTGCGTTACCACCATTAGCGTCACCGCTAGTGGTTGCACCAGCACCACCACCACCTAAACCACCCGCACCACCTGTTGCTGATGTGTAGCCAGAGAAAGCACCTCCACCGCCACCACCTGCGTAATAGTAAGTTCCTCCAGAATTTTGACCAGTTGTTGTTGCGCTACCCCACGATGAATAAGTAGATGAGCCAACACCACCTGCTCCTCCAGAACCATTGGTGTTACCACCAGCACCACCAGCACCACCACCACCTGCTGCTGGATAATTAGTAGTATTGGTAAATGAACGACCACCATCAAATCCTTGACCAGATGTAGCAGTACCGCCTAAATTGTTGTAGTAGCCACCGCCACCACCTGAACCACCATTACCACCAACACCTGCTCCACCGTTACCAGAACCTCCGCCAACTGATGCAGTTAAAGAACCAAATACAGAGTTGTTCCCTTGTGCTCCACTATTTTGACCACCAGAGGCTCCGCCACTCCCACCACTTCCGACAGTTACAGAATAATTTGTTCCAAAACTTAATAGAGTATCGTGTTTTAATAATCCACCAGCACCACCGCCACCGCCGACATATGAGCCCCCACCAGCGCCGCCTGCAATAACTAGAATCTCACTTGTCATACCTCGCGGGTAATTTTGACTAGCAATAATGCCCAATAAACTCATTACGCTATATCTCCTACTACATACCAAGTATCGGTAGCAACTTTGATACAGGATGCAGCCGAATACTGTGCTCTTAACTTTGGCGCCGCGGTTGCAGCACCAGTAGATTGTATTGTAGTAGTGCCAGAAGATGAAGCCTGGATAGTAGTCTGTCCTGCGCCTATCTGGATTACATTAATAACTGAACCAGTAGGGTAGGCAACGCTAGCATTAGTTGGGATTGAAACTGTATTAGCGCTAGCCACAGATAAGGTTACTAACTTCTGGTCAGCATCAGAAAGTACTAGCGTATAACTAGCAGTCTGAGCATTAAGAGTTACTGCTGAACCCGCACGATAATCAAAGGCAACCGTAGGTATTGGACCAGTTCCGCTAGTTACGGTAATACCCGTGCCTGCGCTTACTGCAGTTAAATCACCTTGGTCATTAGCAATCCACTCAAGACCTGTTGCAGTTGCTGAGTTAGCACTTAAGATGTAACCATTAGTTCCAACCGCAAGTCTGCCCACCGTATCTGCCGCAGTTCCCGCAAGTAAATCTCCCTTTGCGTCAACTGCTGTAACTAATAAAGCGTTAGTAACATTGAAAGTTCCCCAAGCCAAAATCTCAACAACATCGCTTGCAGATAACGCTGCTAAACTTGTAATTGATGTGCCAGTAGTAGCGGCGTAATCTTGTGTTCGCACCAAAGAAGCGCCATTTAAGAATACTTCTTCAAGTCCGACGGTGTAAGCCAAAACATTTGAATCAGCATCGGCGCCTGATAATGATGTTTCGCCGCCAGTTGCAACGTAACGATAACGATTTAATGTGGCTTCACCAAGTGCGCCAGATGGTCCTGTAGCACCAGTAGTACCCGTCGCTCCTGTCGCGCCTGTAACTCCAGTCGGTCCAGTTGCACCAGCAGGTCCTGTTGCGCCTGTCGGTCCTTCAACTCCTTGTGGTCCTGTTGCTCCAGTTGCGCCTACAGCGCCAGCAACACCGCTAGGTCCAGTTGCGCCTACAGCACCAGCAGCACCGCTAGGTCCTGTTGCACCTGTTGCGCCAACATCGCCAGCAGGTCCAGTTGCACCTTCAGGTCCTGTAGCACCTACAGCGCCAGCAGCACCGCTAGGCCCTGTGGCACCAACTGCTCCGCTAGGTCCTGTTGCACCGATTGGTCCTGTGGCACCTGTATCGCCTTGGATTCCTTGAGTTCCTTGCGGTCCAGTAGCGCCAGTTGCGCCAACATTTCCTTGCGCTCCTGTCGGCCCTGTTGGGCCTTCAATTCCTGTTGGCCCTGTTGCGCCAGTTGAGCCAGTTGCTCCAACTGCGCCTGCTGCGCCCGATGCTCCAGTTGAACCTGTCGGTCCTGTTACACCTTGTGGTCCTGTCGCACCGATAGGGCCTGTGGAACCTGTAGCGCCGCTAGCACCGACATCGCCTTGCACACCTTGCGGGCCTGTGGCTCCAATAGGTCCAGTCGTACCTGTTGCGCCTGTTGCACCGACAGCGCCTGTGGCACCAACTGGTCCAGTAGGACCTGTTGCGCCTGTTAAGCCAACATTGATAAGCAATAATGCAAGAGATTGGAAGTTGCTAAAGTTAGTTGTGCCAGTGCCACCTGAAGAATCTATGATTACTGGAACCGTGCTATAACCGCCAAGAACGGTTGCTGCTGCAGTAACTTTGAACTTTTGAAAATTAGTGTGAACATCTCTATCTTGAATGATGATGAAATCATCTGCTTTTAATAACGCAACAAAGACATCAATATCATTGCCATCAACGTCTAAGTGGTCAATGTTTAATACAGTAGCGTTAATTTGCGTAGCATTGTTCCAACGAATATCGCCAGCGCCAGGGTCACCTGAAGTTGATGATGTATCTGCGCTGTAATCAAATAAACTTGTAGAACCGCCATTTGCACCAGCAGCGCCAGTAGCACCTGTTGCTCCAGTTGGACCTGTCGGACCTGTGACACCAATAGGACCTGTTGGGCCTGTGACACCAGTTGGGCCTTGGATATTTCCTACATCCTGCCACTCACTTTCGGCAACGCTCCAAACATATAAATCACCAGCGCCAACGATATAAGCATCGCCTTGATTGCCAGTTGGATGAGCCGCTTCAAGAGCAGCAAGAGTTGCAAACGAACCAAGGATTTGGATACCTTCACCTTGCGGGCCTGTAACACCTGTTGGTCCAGTTGCACCTGTTGGTCCTGTTGAACCAGTTGAACCTGTGGCACCGCTTGCGCCAACATTTCCTTGTGAACCTGTAGCACCTATCGGTCCTGTTGCACCTGTTGGTCCTACTGGACCTGTTGCTCCAGTATCGCCTTGAGGACCAGTTGCGCCAACATTTCCTTGTGAACCTGTAGCACCTGTAGCGCCGACAACTCCTTGAATACCTTGAATGCCTTGAATACCTTGAGCGCCAGTTGAACCTGTTGGACCTGTTACACCGACAGGACCTGTCGCGCCTGTTGGTCCAGTAATACCAATTGGACCTGTTGCACCTGTTGCACCAACTGGACCTGTAACACCAATAGGTCCTGTGACACCTGTCGGTCCTGTTAAACCTTGAATACCTGTTGCGCCAGTAGCGCCAACTGGACCTGTAACACCAATTGGACCAGTTGCACCAGCAGGACCTGTTGCACCTGTTGGACCGACGGGGCCAGCAACACCAACATCGCTTACAACAACGGTGTTTGTATCTTCGTTAATGACAACTGTATTAGACACGGGTTACCTCGCCTGCAACTGTGATTTGGCCTTGAATAAGTCTTGTGACAACCCCGCCTGATGAAATTTCTAAATCATAAACATAAAAGCCTGCATCAAGAGCGGCAGTCTGCACTGCTGTTGCTGACAAAACTAATTTACCTTGTGCGCCAGTGATAACAATGCCACCATTTGATGTGTTTAATGTTAAAGCAGCAGTGTCAGAATTATAGTTCTGACGTAATTGCATTGCTGCTGTATAGCCAGTTAGATTTATGACAGTTCCAGTAGAATCTTTATAGATAACATTCAAATCCCAATTAGAACCTTGGTCTATTGTAAAATTGTAAATACCAGCAGTCATTACTTCTCCGTTGCCCACACTAGGAATCCGCCAATTGCCATTAACGCCAGCGGAAGTGAAATCATTGCAACCCCGACAGTAAAGAGCGCAACGCCAAGAACTTCAGCGGCGATTGCCCAATCTATTTTTTTCATTGTTACTCCTTACAGGTTTAGTGAAAAGAATTTTGGAACTGGCGCCTTTGCTTCAGGGGCGCTAGTGGCGCGGTCATAGCCAAAGATGCTGGCAACGGCTGCGTCAATCTTGCGTTTGCTATTTGATTTGCTAACCATTACACCGCGTGAAGATTGCTTTGTCACGCAGTTATTCATATGACGTGCCAAGCGTTCATCTCCATCGTGCGTAAATGAAGCATTGACAACGCCTTCATAAAACTTCTGTGTTGCAGGCACCATACGTTCGGCGCTGTTTGGATATGAGACTACTGGCAGTCCTTCTTCATCGAGGACCATAAATGTTCGCTGCCAACGGGCAGGGTCGAAAACAATTTCTCGCACATTGAAACGGCTATCGCGTGCAGTGTTGATAATGGTTTGTTCGACTTCTGCAACTGGAACGTGCCAAGTGTTGTCTGCATCGTTTGGCCTTTCCCATAATCCAACAACCATCAGATGCGGTTTGTCGCCGCCAAGTAACCAAGCAACTAAAGCAGTTGAGTCGTTAGAGAACGCGCCATCAAATGCCAAGATAACTTCTTCGCCTGGCTCTGGCTCACGTTCTTTATCAATCAATGCTTCCCAGGTTCCAGAAGGAAGCCAGGCAGTCTGAGTAGATGTCCAGATGTTCAACCTTTTGGTTTTGAATTCTGCTTCTGGCGTCCTCAACACTGCACTGGCAAAGTCATCGGCGGCACATATGTCGCCATAACCTGGGTTTGCAATCAGCCAGGCTTCTTCAGTTCTGTAATCAATTAAATCATTTCCTTCATACCAAGCAAAGAAAAATGATGGGTCATTTACTTCACCGCTTACAATTCGTTTTCCGTAATTGTAAAGGTCATAGCAAAGTGAATCTTTACCGCTTGAATCTACTTTTACACCAGCAGTAGTAATTGCAACCAACATTGGGTCTTGTCTTGCGCCCATCGCCAGTGACATTACATCAAAGAGTTCACGATTTGGTTGTGCGTGTAATTCGTCAAAGGCTACAAAGGTTGGCGATAGACCTTCTTTGGTAAATGCCTCTGCCGATAACGCTCGATAACTTGTGCCATTTTTTGGATTGTAAATGGCATCGCGATAGACCTGCAAGAATTGCAATTCAGGTTCTAATCGAATCATCTCTTTGACAGTGCCAAATACAATCTTGGCTTGGTCACGGTCAGCAGCACAAGAATAAATCTCGCCACCTTGTGGTCCAAGAACTAGATGCTCTAATGCGACAGATGATAGCCAGGCTGATTTACCTTGCTTGCGGGGAAGGCCAATCAAGGCAATCTTATGTTTTAACTTGCCATTGTCTTTAACAGCAAATAGATTGCGAGTTAATTCCTTTTGCCAATCGCGGAATATCAATGGCTCGCCAGAATTACCTGCAACTGAATCTTTAGTTATCTTGCAAAGTGCTTCGGCGAAGTCAATGACATCATCACCACGAGAGCCTTGATATTCGTCAGGTGACACTGCCGAGATGTATTTCGGTGGCCATCCCCCAATGGCTGTCATTACTTATCCCGTTTATTTCTTCGCGCTAACAATTCATCTAAGGCTGATGCCTTTTGAACTTCAGCAACACCAAGGCGTGAACGTGATGTCGGGTCAAAGCCTAAAGCCGCTAATGATTCACGAAAGGCTTTATTGACTGCTGTGAATGCGCGTGCATCTGCTGCTTCAAGTGTTGCCATAAATTTATTTTGAGCAGCGACGTTTGCATCAGCCAATCTGCACGCTGCTTCAACTGCTTGTATATCTGAATCAGGCGAGAGCCAAGTGATTGCGTGCGCCCAAGCGCGTTCCCATAATCTTGCGCCTTCTGCTTGAAGGTACGCAGGTGTTGGTGGGATTTCGCGTGCCATCGCAAGCGGCGTCACGCTGGCCAACGCAGGCAAAGGCCGCTGGCCTGGGTTGCCAGTTGCTCTTTTAATTTCGTTTGGTTTCGGTGGTCTGCCCGCTGTCATTTTTTCCTTTTCAAATAAAAAACAAAATAAAACTGAGTTTCATAATTTCGCAGAGATGTGCGTTGCCA